TATCTATTAGGCTGCGCCGACTCCGATCTGGAATGCGTACAAAGGCTGTGCGGCAGCAGGGAACTGCTAATTGACTTTCACTCTGTACGGTATCATAATAGGCCTATCATAGGAGAATAACATGGCAAGATGGAAAGTAACAGCAAAGCACTATATCCACGCCGAGCAATACGGCCAACCCACCGAATGGGAACGGCAGGAAATGAACGTCGACACCGGGCGACAGTTCCGCAAGACCTATAAGGTCCCGATGCTGGTCGATCCGGATGACAAATGGTGCATAAACCAACACGAAGGCATTTGTGTCGTCGCGCGTAAAGGCACCGAACGCCCGGGCGATATCATCTTCTTCGGCCCACCGACCCCGGACATGGAACCGCTTGATGACGCTGCGCAGGCTGAGACCGATGCGGAGAAGCATAAGTGGGTCAATCCGATCGACTCGCTCGCGCCTGAGATCGGACAGGAGTTCGGCAAGCAGCTTCTAGAAGCGCTTAATCGCCAGATCGACGCAGCGGCTATGCCGAAGAATACTTCGCTTAAGGGCGCTTCGAATGATGAAATCCAACAGCTTAAGGATATGATCCTTGCACAGCAGAAGCAAATGGATCAGCTTCTTGCGGGCAACAAACCTGAAGCCATTGAACCACTTCCGCCCGATCCCGACCCCGATGCCCTTCCCAAGCCCCCGCCGATCCGCGTTGATCGTCCTCGCTCAGCCATGCGGAGATAACCCATGCCATTGATTAGCGGAATAGGTTCGCCGCAAGCTATCTCTTCCGCTAGTGGCGGCAAGGTCTATGCAGTTAACACTCTTACCGAGGCGGGCTTAACCACAGTGCTTCAGCCAAATCCACAACGCGTCAGTATCACTTTTCACAACCCCGGCGCTCACGATCTCCGTGTAGGCCCCTCGGTTCTTGTTGATGGTTCGGCAAATTCTTTTACCAACGCAGCGCCCGGTGGTTCTTTTCTCGTCTTTGCTAATGGCGGTACCCTTGTCATAACTGGCGAGTGTCAAGTTGGGTGGAGAGCATTATCTGTCACTGGTGCTGGTACTAATAACCCGATCACGACTATGGAAAGCAATATCTAATGAAAAGATTTATTCTTTCTTTAGTGTTCTGCTTTGCTAGTTCTACTGTCTTAGCACAGAACCCTACTTGTCCCACGCGCCCTGCCGGCGATACTACTAACGCTTGTGCTAGCACGGCTTTTGTTCAAACTGGTGGGCCGTGGGTAGTAAGTCCACCATCAATCTCATTCACTACAACCTTGGCCCCAACTGGTACCGGTATCGTTCCAGCCGCAACCATAAACGCTACAGACAATACAGTTGTTACGTCTAGTGGTACGGACAGCCATGGCAACTACACCCCCGAAGGCTGGTCCAATGCTAATGCACTTAACCTTAACTGGACCTCCGGTTCTGCTGGTATAGCTACTGGCGCCCGAACGCCATTGCTTGTCAATGTATTTTTAACTCATCCATCAAGCCCATCCAATACCGCTGGCTTCTACGCAGGTGCAATACTAACCACAAATATCTATACCGATGATAATGGCACATTAGGCTCCGAAAAAGGCGCTGCTTTCGGGATCGCAACCGTCACCTATCTAAAAAATACGGTGAAGCATTGGTCTATTGCGCTTGGTGGTGAATCTGACTTTACCGTAGAATCCGGTGCTGCTGTCTTACGCAAAATCGGTTATCAAGTATCAAGCTTCTCTGGTGCTAATGGTCTCAATGATGCCGTACAGGGTTCTGTTGTAGACGCGGCCTTTTTGCTGAACGCTTGTTCCGGATGTGTTGGCTTTAAGAACGGTTACACTGCTGAACTATCAGCCGGTGGAGGTAATCCATTTTCCTCCACCGGCTCGTTACTAAGCACAATCGGTGCCGTTACAATGGCGAACGCCATCGATGTCTCCTCAGCTACGGTTACGGGAAATTTATTCAAAAGTGGTCCTTTTAACGTCACTGGTCAAGGCGCGATCGCTGTCACTTTGGCATCTCCACTTACAGGCGATATTGCCGTTCTAGCTTTAGTCTCTCCCGGTTCCACAAATCACATATTCACCACTCTCGGTCGTTTAGGATCGCTCAATGACTTAGTCACTGGGGTTGTTGGCGTTAGCAGCGATTTCATGACTAGTACTTCGGTTGGTGATGCGGTATTTGCTTATGGCACTAATCTTTGGTTTGGTCACCTTGCTGCATTACCCCGCTTTGGTATGGGGGCTGGATTCATGGTAGGAACCATGACAGATGAAGGCCTTGGTACAGTTAACGCTACTCAATACTTTGCGGGTTCAACCGCAGGGCTTGCATCGAAGACCTGCACGATAAATAATACTAGCGTCGGTACTGGGATTACAATCACAATCAAAGGCGGTATTATCACAGGAACGACCACATGTTGAAGTATCTAATCGTCTTTCTTCTATGGATGACATCGGCCATGGCGCAACAACAGCAATTGACCCCGCCAGAAACAGCGCTGCAAATCAATGGCGTTGTGGGGGCATGGGCCCAGACTTTAGTGCAGCAAGGAAAGTTGATCGATGATTTACAAAAGCAACTGGCTGCTGCGAATGCTAAAATTAAGGAACTAGAGACAAAACCAGAAGCAAAGAAGGAATAACGTATGTGGGATGAAGAAACACATGATGGATTATCGATAGCGATAGCGATTTGCACGGTATATGCCATATCGGCATTAGAAGCTTGCGCTATTCTTTACGGTCTATATCGACTTATCTTTTAGGAACCGTTTATGACTGATGAACCTGAATACAAGCTTGATGATAGCGTTACGGAGCGTGATCTTTTGTTCCGCATATCGCGAGAATTAATCACGATCCGTCGTGGACTAACTGAAGTCATTAGCTACATGCGAGATGCTGAATCGGAAGTATCTGAAAAGATGCGCCGGTTCATCATGTATATGCATGATCTTCACGACGTTACCTTTATCTACGAATCGCGTGGCCAGCCAGCGCCGGAACACGTCGTTCGCGAAATGGAGCGTTGCGACGATCGATATCGGCAGCTTCTCGAAGAGGCTCATAGCGAAGGCGGAACCTTCGAAAAGGTCCGTCGCAAGATGGCAGCGGACCCCCGTAATCGTTGGGACCACACACGTCAACTATCCAAACCAAAGGAGACCACATGAAACAAGGTCAAGCCTCCCGTTCCGGCCCTGCGGATCGCAAGGTCGAACCATCGTCGAAGGCCGTCAATCCCGGTGCGGTGTCCTACCTCGGAAACAAAATGGGCAACCACACCACCGATGACGGAGACTTCCCGCTGAACGCAACCTCTTGGAACGCGGGCCGTGGGTACCGCGCACCGGGCATTGGAGCAACTACCCATCCCTCTGGTTCACAAGGAAAGCACAAATGAGCTTTGATTTACAGGAAATCGCAGCGCTGCTGCATATTCATGAGAAAGCTATAGGCCATCCTCGGCTCAAGCCACTTTCGGATGCGGTGATGAAACATCTTGAAAGCCTTGCAGATGAAGAGGCCCAACGCAATGCTCCGCCCAAGCCCGAGGCCGAAGCCGAACCAGTTGAAGACGAATCTACGACTGTTCCCGCAAGCCGCGAACCGGTCGAACCCGAAACCGAAGACGACTCTGCGAAAGGATCAGGCTAATGGCTCGAGATATCCTCTCTGAATACGGCGATGAATCCTCGCAACCGCAGGTCCCAGTGATCCGCAAAGGCGGAATCACTTCATCCAAGGACCTTCCATATTCGACTCCGGTCGGGCCGAAAGGGATCATGGGTGATCAATCTCCCGGCTTGCATGGATCGAACCATGGCATCGGCAACGGCTCAGATCGTGGCGGATCGCATTCTGGCTCCCCGGGTCTTGGTGGCACCAACCACGGCTGTTGCGGAAGCCAAGGTCGGTACTAAATGACGGCCCAAGTCGACATCGTCAATCGGGCGCTGAGCGCACTCGGCACCCGAACGACTGTGACCGCTGCGGAGCTTGCTGGCAGCAGCAGTAACGAAGCAATCCAAGCCAATCTAATCTACGCTCCGTATCGCAATCGCCTACTCCGTATGGCACCGTGGAACTGTGGCTTCAACACAGCCTCCCTGACCTACATCACCTCCGTCCCGGGCACTCCAGAAAACACCTCACCTGCAACGTCAGTATGGCAGAAGGGTCAGCCAGTACCGCCTTGGGCCTATGAATACCAATACCCAGTCGATTGCCTCCGCGCTTGCTGGATCACTCCGCAAACCGCAACTGGCTTCGCTTCAGGTATCCCGATCACGACCGCCGTAACTGGTGGTGCGCCTTCCTTCTGGCAAGGGCCTCCAGTCAAGTTCCGGGTCGCGGTGGATCAGTTCTTTCCAGTAATCTCGACAACCGTAACTGCCCCCGGCACTGGCTACCAAGTTGGCGATACTATCATTCTTAATAATCCAACGCCAATAACCTCGGCACCAATTGGTGTGTTGCCAACACTCATTGTGGCGACCGTTGGTGGTGGTGGAGCGCTTCTAACAGTCACCACCAATAGCCAAGTCCTTGGTGAACCTACGGCAGTTCCGTTTGGAGGAAGCTTATTTGGTGTTCAATCCGGCACCTTCACTCAAGCTTCTACATCCTCTGGCCTTGGCACTGGCGCGACTTTTACCTTTACTCAAATTGGTAAGGGCGATCAGCGCGTTATCCTCACAAATCAAGAGTTCGCGATCCTCAACTACATCAAACTCATCACCGACGAGAACGTCTTCGACGATGACTTCCAAGAGGCGTTTGTTAAAATCCTCGGCGCGGGGTTGGTCAAAGCCCTAACCGGAGACAAGTCTCTCGCGAACCTTATGATCGCAGAGGCTAACGCTACCATCACTGTGGCCCGAGGCAACGACGGCAACGAGGCCCTTGCAGTCAACGATGTCCTACCAGATTGGATTCGCATCCGCGGGGTCAACTTCACCGAAGACTACTCTGGACCTTACAACAGCGGCTTCAACTACGGATCACTTTGGCCGGGGTTCACCTGATGGCGCAGCCTGTAATCCAGACAAGCTTCAACTCTGGTGAATGGGCTCCTGCGCTGAACGCTCGCGTTGATCTTGCAAAATACCACTCTGGCGCGGCCCTGCTCCGCAATTTCTTCGTCGACTACCGTGGCGGCGCAACGACCCGACCGGGGACTAAGTACGTCGCGACTTCCGTTAACAATGGTGCTTCCCCACCGCGCCTAATTTCCTTTCAAGCCTCTTTCAACGTCACCTATATGTTGGAGTTCGGCGTCACCTCTGGCACTGGCTATGTTCGGTTCTACCAAAACGGTGCGATCATTCTATCCGGAGGTTCTCCATACTCGATCGCTTCACCCTATGCTTCGTCCGAACTTGCTGCGCTAAGGTTCGTCCAGAACGTCAACACGCTGATCATTTGCCATCCTAACCATCCGCCTTATATTCTGACCTTTAACTCCGTCACCAACTGGACCCTTGCAGCGATTTCATTTGGCGCAACGATTGCTGCACCAGCATCCCCAACGGTCTCTTCAACCCTTGGTGCTGGCACTGTCAACTACGCCTATGTCGTCACCGCTGTCGATTCCAATGGCCAAGAATCTGCGCCGTCAGTCTTTGGTGTACTTGCATCCACGCTCGATATTCGTAGCAATCCCGGAAGCAACACAATTTCATGGACCGCGTCAGTCGGTGCAGCGAGCTACAACGTCTACAAAGCCGAGCCCAGCTATGGTGCTGCTGTTCCAGCGGGATCAGCCTTTGGTTTCATTGGTAATGTCACTGGCACCAAGCTAGTAGATTCCAACATTACACAAGATTTTGCACAGGGCCCACCAGTTCCGCTAAATCCATTCTCGGGCTCTGGTGTAGCCAGCGTTACCGTGACCGCTGCGGGTTCCTATACCCCCGGTGTTAGCAACCTTCCTGTTCCTACAGTCTCCTTCTCTGGCGGTGGCGGTTCTGGTGCAGCGGCTCTTGTCACCATGCAATGCATTTCGTTCTCAATTACCACTGGTGGCTTTGGGTATGTTGTTGGTCAAGTCTATCATGCAGGTATTCAAGGTGTGTTAATTTTATGCACCAGTGTTAGCTCTAGCCAGTTCACTGGTGGGACAATTATCAATCCGGGCAGTATCACTGGCTCTATGGGTGATAATGATGTCACTCTCACTGGTGGTGGAGTTTCTTCCAACGCTACACTAACTCTCACCTATGGCGTAGCAAGTGTTGGCGTCACTTCTCCGGGCACCGGCTACGCTACCCCACCAACGGTGACGTTTTCTTCTGGCGCAGCTACTGCTACCTCAATCCTTGGTGCAGCTTCCGCAGGTAACCCATCAGTCCCAATCATATTCCAACAGCGCCTTGGCCTTATGGGACCGGTACAAAATCCGCAATTGGTGAACTTTTCCAATACCGGTGCGTATTATAACTTCGACATCAATTCCCCGATCGAAGCCGATAATGCCATCACTGCAACACTCACAACTGGACGGCTTAATACGATTCAATCTGCTGTAGTCATGCCACAAGGGTTGATCGTCCTAACTGATCTGCAAGCATTTCTAATGAACGGCGGTAGTCCTGGGTCGGCAATCACCCCGTTACCGGGTGGGCTTGTTGCTAACGCTCATGCCTACAATGGCGCCAGCTATCCTCCACCGATCGTTGCAAACGATAACATTCTATATGTACAATCGAAAGGTTCAATTGTACGGGATTTAGTCTTTAACTTCTATACACAGGTCTACACTGGTGCAGACATCTCAGTTCTCTCATCGCATCTCTTCTATGGCTTTCAGATCACCCAATGGGCATGGGCCGAAGAACCATTCAAGGTCGTGTGGGCAATTCGCAATGATGGTATCTTGCTATCGCTTACCTTCCTCAAGGAACAAGAGCTTATTGCTTGGGCCCATAGCGACACACAAGGATCGTTCCAGTCCGTTGCGACGATCACTGAACAGACTGCGATCGGACCTGTGGATGCGATTTACTTTGTAGTGCAGCGAATTATCAATGGTAGCACAGTCCAATACATCGAACGTTTCGTAGAGCTAAATTATCCACAAGATTACATTTCCTCTTGGCAGGTAGATGCCGGGATCGGTTATAGCGGAGCGCCAGCGACGACCTTCACAGGGGCAGCGCATCTTGCGGGGGCTGCGGTCACTGGCGTCGCGGACGGTGCGGTGATCAAATTCACAATGCCGGTTTCGGGGACCTTCGTCTTCGGACCGGGTGGCACAGCAGGTCTGACTGGTATCGCGAATGCCTCGGTCGTGACCGTTGGACTTTCATTCCTTCCGCAGCTTCAGACCCTTCAGCTTGATCTTGGTGAGCCTACAGTTCAAGGCAAGCGGAAGAAGATCACTGGGGTCACAACTCGAGTTCGGCAAGCTCTTGGGCTTCAGATTGGACGTACGTTTGCAAGTGCTGTGAATATGAAGGACCTTGTTCTGGGCAATATCGGAACCATGTCCAACACCAAGGTCACCGGCCTCGTCACAGGCGATGCTCGAACGATCATTGATCCACTTTGGGACGTCCCGGGGCAATACTGCATTCAACAACCGCTTCCCTATCCCGCATCCATCCTCGGCGTGATCCCCGAGATTGAGGTCGGAGACAAAGATAAATGAGAGTCGTAGTTGAATCTATGTATGGCAATACTATTTCCTCGCTGCTCTCGGTCTTCTGTGGACTTGACCGTAGGCAACTCGATATGTTCGACTATTGCCAAACCCTTGGCGAGGTCTACACCGGCTTCGTCGATGGCGAGTTTGTCTGCTGCTGGGGATTGATCCCACCGTCGTTCCTATCCAACCAAGCCTACCTCTGGATGTGGGCACCTGAGCCGTTGCAGTATCAGTTCACCTTCATTCGCCGATCGCAGATACAGGTGAAGAAGATGTTGGAGACCTATGATCAAATCATCGGCGATTGCGCCGAAGGCAACAAACCCGCACAGCGATGGCTGAAATGGCTGGGGGCGGAGTTCGGCTATCCACATGATGGAATGATTCCGTTCACGATTAGGCGGGCAAATGGCTGATCCGATTACGTTAGGCACGGTTGCGGCAGTTGGTACTGCCGGTGGCGGGATCGTGCAAGGCCTTGGCGCGAAGATGTCTGGGGATGCGCAGGCTTCGGCATATCGATACAAAGCTGGCGTTGCCCTTCTCAACAAACAGATCAACGAACAAAACGCTAGCTGGGCCTTAGAATCCGGTGGTATCAAAGGCGAGGAGGCTGGGCTAAAGGCCGGCCAAGAGAAAGGCGAAAGCCTCGCCGTGATGGGTGCTTCGGGGATGGATGTTAACTCTGGATCGAATGCGGTTGTTCGGGATACCCAGACCAAAGTAGCGCAGTTTGATCAGAATGTGATTGCTTGGAACGCGGCTAAGACCTCTTGGGGATTTGAGTCAAAGGCGGCGACGGATCAGGCTGAGGCTAATCTCGATATCGTCGCTGCGGATGATGCGTCACGCGCTGGCACGATCAGTATGATCGGATCGTTCCTCGGGGCCGCTGGAAGCGTTGCGGGGAAATGGTATCAAGGAACGTCGGTTGGTATGTTCGGTAGAAGCGGCAGCGGTGATTCTGCCTCTGTAAAGAATTAGGTAAGTAATGCCCCAAGCTCCGCTACTCACCCCCACTGCTCAGCCTGAAGGCTTCGCGCCGCAGATAGATATGTCGGTTCCGGTTGATGCATTCGGCGGCGCTGTCGGTCACGCGATCGAAGGCCTTGGTGGCCAGATCGAACAAGCCAGCGATCGCATCTGGCAACGCGCAGTTGATATGCAAGGGCTTCAGAACGAGACTGAAGCAAAGAATGCAGATGCGAAGTATATGATGGAGTCAGGGAAGCTTCATGCGGACTTTATCAACAAGGAAGGATTGAACGCGGGGCCTCAGGCCCTAGCAACCCATATCCAAGAACTTCAAGACCTCCGCACAAGCATCCGCGGAAGCATCTCCAATCCAATGGCCCAGAAGATGTACGATGCATCTTCTCTCGGGTTCATGGGCCGGAACATCTTCAATGCTGCGGGGCATTCGGGCCAGCAGATGAAGATATCTGCGAACAATGCTAGTGACTCGCGAATAGCGTTAGCTAAGACTTCGATCGGCGACGAGCCCGACGACGACATCAACGTCGCTCGGATGACGCGGGTGATCGAAAGCGAGACCGAAGCAAAGGCCCGCAACTCAGGTTGGACCCCGGAGCAGCTTGCGGCGACCAAGCAGTCTGAGGTCTCCGAAGCAATCAGTCATCGCATCATCGGCATCGCCAAGACCAACGCGCCTAAGGCTCAGCGGATGCTAGACGATGCGATCGCACATCAGGCTATCGTTCCGGGCATGGCTGAGAAGGTTCAAGCCACGGTGCAGACCCAGTTCCGTGATCAGGGCTCGAGGTTTATTAGTGACAAGGTCCTTGGCGATCGCCGTAGCGGGGATGAAGAGAACCGTCCAGTGCAGGAGTACATCGACGACGCAATGAAGGAGGCCAAGAAGTATTCCGACAAGGACCCGCTATTCCCTGACTTCGTCCGCAGCCGCGTCGTCACAGACTACAACCGCCAGAAAGCGATCGAGACCGATCAAGACAACATGAACACTCGAACGATCGGTCAGGCCCTACTCAAAGGCAACGCCGAAGGTGCACTCCCAACGACCTTGGAAGAACTCAAAGCAATCGACCCGGCCGTTGGCCCTGCTTGGGATTCGATGTCCCGCAATCCGCAGAAGCAACAGGCGATCTTGAAGCAGCTTGAGGCTAATGCTAAGGGTGGTCGGGTGGTGACTACGCCAGAGAACCTGCAACAGTTTCATACGTACCGCGGTCAGGCCATTGCGGGGACCGACGAAGATCAAGCCTCATTCATGGCAAAGAACTTTGCAACGGAGAATAGTCTTACGATCTCCCAGCGAAACTCGCTGATGTCGTTGCAAGATCAACTGAAGCATCGTGCCGCAATCGCAACCTCCGCTGACCCCCGCATCGCCCGGGCGCTTCGCTTTCTTCGTCCGGATATGGAAGCAGCAGGGATCGATCCAAAGGGCAGCGACGATAATCGCAAGGATTACTTTGCCTTTACTGGGGCGTTACAGGATCAATTAGACCAGTACCAGAAGGACCACCCCGGCAAACTTCCGTCGACCGAAGAACTCCGGACCATGGGTGCGCAGCTTATGCAGGAGCAGCACACGCACTGGTATCAGTCTTCGGAGAAGTTCTATCAAATCCCGGTCCCCGACGATAAGGCTGAGGAAATCCGCAATGACCCGTACTGGAAGCAACGTGGGGTGACCCCGAACGATGGGATGATCGCTCGTATCTATCGCGCGCAGCTATTCAAAGACAAGTACGGTGGTTCTGCTGGCTCTGCCAAGCCTCAGTTTCCGCCGAATGCCTCAGAAGGTAACCAGTGAGCGACGTAGAAGACTACTTCCAAAACGCTCAGCTTTCTGCCAAGCAGGCGAACGTCGCTGCGCTAGACGCGGACCCAGATCAAGCCGCCGAAGCAGTTGACCTCTCCGACACCACTGGCGTTCCATCCACCGCAATCTACGGAGACATCGATGGATTCAAACGCGCGCACAAGGCCCAGCTTGGTGCGGGGATTATCAACGATAACGAATACATTGCTGATTATCTCAACTCGCATCCTATGGCACCTAGGATTAGCCATGATGATCTTGGTGCGCTTGATGATCATAGTCGTAGTCTTGTGGCGATGGGTAGTGAGAGCCGTCTTCAGAAATGGCTGAAGAGCGATAGCGTAGCAAAGTCGTTCTCTGAAGGCTGGGGTCCGCAGCCGTTTGGGCAGACGTTGTTTCAGCGTCCGAGCGATCTTGAATGGGCCTTGTCGCATCCACTGACCGCGAGCGTTGCTGGCGCTGTGTCGATGCCGATCGAGGCTTTAGCCCGCACCACTGGCGGTCTACTTCATCTTGGCCACGATGGCGTCTCCGCAATGTTCGGGGAAAAGCTCGCGAACGATCTCACTGCCATGGCCGAGATGGAGATGATGCGAGGTGACATCGGTGTCCGCGCTGGAGGCGGTGGGGCGTCAGGGCCGATCGCCCGCGCTGCCGAGAACTCCAAGCTTCTCTCCGATATGCACCGCGGGCTTCAGATCGCCGATCTCTACACCGACGCTGGCGTCGAACCCCCTGCCGGCATCC